CTGCTCTTTCTCTACTGCAAACTTCTCATTGTTTAGTTCTACAATCTTGTTAGTCGATGATTTGATTACTGCATTAAGAGCTTCTCTTTCCTCTTCTTGTTTCTTACGTTCCTTTAGACCACGTGTTACGTACTCCATGTCAATATACTTTTCCATTGCCGCATCTAGAATAGCAATGGTGCTCTCTGCTCGTGCAATCTGTTTCTCTTCAAACGCAATTTGTTTATCTATCGTGCTGATGATAAGTTGGTTATTTCCTACTGGTTTGACCTGATCTAAATGGGCTTTTGATAGGAAACCAAAGATACCTATTGATGTGATGAATATTAATACTATTACTGCTGTGAAGAGATATGCCTTTAGTGCTCGCCCCAGATTCTTATTTCGCCAGTTTTGATAAAGCCACGATGCTGTGACCAACTTACCAACTTCTAATGCACCACCCATAACTGCAATCTGAAATGCAGCGCCACTGAATATTGCCATCAATCCTACGATAGAATAGAATGCAGCTATACCAGATATCGCTAGAGCTGTTAGTAGTGTGAGTAGTGCCATGAACATGGAATTATCTTCTTTTTAGATCGAGTTGATTTTTAATCCATTCTCTAGCTCTGCCATTTCTTACTGGCTTTCTCAATAGTGCTTTAACTCTTCTTGTTACTTGTCTGAATACGTCTTCCTTAGCATCGTTGTTATCTACAACAATAAATCCTTGTCTAAAATGTAAACTAAACTTACCGATATTACTCTGTACGGCTTTCCATGATTTAGTTACGATTGGTTCTGGTACTCTTCTAGGTCTCTTTGCGTTTCTTTCCAATGCAACGTCTAATGATGTGTTTACAAATATCATGTACGTGTCATATCCAAGACCTTTTAGTTCATTTGATTGTTTTGCTATTCTGTCGTAGTCTCTACCTGTACCATCTATGATAAGACCAAGACGACCATCGATGTAGTTGTCTTGTCTCTTTTTTGTAATTCTTTTAGCTTTGTCTCTTACTGGGTCTCGTAACTCTGCCTCTTTATCTGGCATCTGTAAATCTAGACCTGCCTTTTTTAGTAATCTCTCGAAAGCATCATCCGAGTTTACAACTTTGAGACCCTCACCTCTTACTGTTTTACCTGCAACAAAAGACTTACCTGAACCAGGGCCTCCAGCTAAGAATATTGCCTTAAATATATTTGGGTCGTAAACGCCCTCGAATAGTTGTTCGAATTTTATCATTTGTTTGTTCTCTTAATTCTGTATTTATCTCTTGCCTTTGTGTTCTATGTGCGTTTTGAAAAGTCATTTTTCTTATTTTACTCTGTCTTTTGGATGTCATGTATATCTCTCCTAGCTGATTGTTAATAGAACATGATAAATTTTTTTACAAATTAAGTGCCCTCCTTATTCTACATTATCAACGTAAACGATACCACCTGATTTCTCATTTGCGTATTCATCAAAGTTGATAGGTCCTCTTTTTTCTACAACATTTGGTGTTGAGTCCTTAACCATTGACATGGTTATTTCGTGTTTCATATCACCCACATTAAAGTTATGTCTCAATTGTGTAATTAGGTACTTACCTTGATAGACACTTTTACCACTATCGTCTTTCATTGGTTTTTTGATTGTGCATGTTTGACCAATCTCTATTCCAACATGTCCATTGACATGAGCTCTGACCTCTACCATGTTGTCAAGTTCTTTACGTTTTGCTGATCTGGTAAGAAAAGTGTTAGTACCAAGTTCGGTTGGGGAAAAAGAATATGTTGCTGTGTTTGTATTGTAATGAGATGTATCTTTGCCATCGTTCTCGATGACAGTTTGTAAATGAGTTTTAGCGTCAACAAAATCTCCAATTGTATTGCCATTATTGTCTATTATGTCGTCATTGTATATAGGGTTATCTTTCTCTTTACCTTCGCTTCTATCAAATCGATTAAATTCATTAAAGTATTTGTAGTTGTTTGTCTCTGCTGATTTATTAAATAAGTTAACTCTTGTTGACTTAGATGCTAGTACACCTATCGCTGTGTTTAGTAATGAGTCTATGTTTGGTTTCAATGACATTTCAATAACTCTCTCAAACTCTTTAAGTGTGTTTACATGTTTTGCTTGACCATCACCATCTAATAAATTAACCTCATCAGCATTTAAATCTGTAACAGATGGTTGTTGAAATAAGTTTGTTATTGTTGTACAGTAGAAACCTTTTGTTGTTTCATAGAACAAATAACTTGGTGAGTCATTAATCTTTGATACCGCCTCAGTCATGATCTGTCTTATTGCATCAAATGGTTTCTTATTAGCAAATATAACTCTTTTGATATTCTTTGATGCCTCTACCAATATAGGTTTTTTAGTTTCTAATTCTGATTTTAAAATACTCTCAATAATTCTTGTTGGTGAGTCTTGATATCCTTTAGATATTTTTTTTCTCTCGTTTGCAAAATGCTCTTTTGTGGTAAAAGACAATTGATATGCCATACTATTGGATGATGCTTCTTCCATAAGATTAATTGAGTGTACAAAGAAATGTTGTCTGATTGCCATTTCTGGTCTATCACTAATACTTGGTGTGCTTATTTCTAAATATATGGTATCTTGTCCACGAATATACGATCTAGAAAACCAATTCTGCGTATCAAACAGTAATAAGTTACCATGTATATTATTTTTAAATATATCTTCAAATATATTGATCTCGGTGATACTACCTCTTATGTTTAATTTCTCACCACTTGAAGTAGTTAGAAATGCTTTGTCTATATTGAATTCACCTGCATATTGTATACCTGCCATTTGTTTATCCTATATTAATAAACTGTCTCGTTTACTAGAGTGTTAAATTCTGATACGAAATCAGCTACAAATTGTGGGTCTAATAGTTTTATCGATCTTAATTTGTCTTGTCGAGCAATCTCAAACTCATAATTTGTTATAGCTGTTGCTGATGGGTAATCTGTATTTACAGTACCAACATCGATCTTTAATTCTTTATCACCAGAAGACTCTGTTATCTCATAATGATGTACAGCATTTATGTTGGTGTATTTGTCTGCAACATATTTGTTAAATGCACCTGTGGTCATTGGCCATTGATGATATCTATCTGTTATGTCATTAAACATCAACACAACCCAATGTAATTGTGTGTCACCATATAATCTGTCAGCGATCATCTCTGGTGTCTCACCTTCCTTAACAGTATAAGTGTCAAATATAGCTGCGTTGTTTCTTATTTTTGTTCTTACCTTTACTCTTCTCAATATATTTGTTACATCTTTTGGATTGCCATCACCTAAAGAGTCGTAAGGTATAAGAGGAAATTGTTCGAAGTACATTAGTAACCCTCTGCTATTCTTTCTCTAGTGATAAGTTCGATTTCTCTAAAGTTTGCTTGTATGTTTGTCTCTACTGGTGGAGCTCCTTCTTCGTTTGGTTCAAACGTTCTATATCTATCACCACCATATGTTACAGTAAAGTTTTCTAAAAAGCAAGTGCTAATTTTGTGAAGGTAAGTATTTTCTTGTCCGTTATACATATATTGTATATCAAATGTATTTGGTACCCTAAATGTTCGCCCACTATTTCCAACCATCTCGGGTGCCATATTTGCTCTGAAGGCGTACACAATTTTTCTAATTTCATCAGCTTCCTCTCTTGACTTTGGTATCATCTTAAAGTTAAATTGAAAATTTCTTTTCTCAAACTTTTTAAATGCTAATTCCATTCGATTAGCAACTACCTCTCCTTGACCCATTTCAAATACTGATCTTGCACCTTGAGCACCTGGTAATGTGTCTGCTACTTTAAGAGCACCTAGTTGTAATGAGTTTATTATTTCTGGTCCTAATTTTTGTAATTCTTTACCTGTTGCATCCATCATCTCTTTGATGCCGCCACCTTGTTCTTGAATACGACCATATAGATTTGATGCTGCATTTGCTAGTACACCAATCTCTGAATCGTGATACGTTGCAGCTGTTCTATAGATCGCTTGTGGTGGCATGTACAATGCAATCGCTGTATCTAATCTAATTGTAGGTTTTCTGTATGAGTAAGTATTTGCACCACCTTGACCACCTGTTGGTGCTGTTGCCATTGAACCATATCCAGCATTTGCTCTCTCAAATGGTGGCATGTGTCTATTTAATTGTGTGGCTGCACCATCTTTGTTAGATGACTTAACTCTAGTTGCACCTACATCTCTTACAAGATATTTTGGTATGTTTGCATCTCTCTCAGCTCTCTTTGCGTCTGCTGTAGAACCTGTTCTTTGTCCAAATCTAATCTGAGCATCCTCTTGTTCATTAATATAGAACATAACATAGTGACCTTGGTTACCTGTTCCTGGTCCACCTTCTACATCTAAAGGAAACTGAAAATTTTTAGTCTGTCTCTTACCAATTACTGTTGGTGGTACAATACCAGATGTATTTCTACCCTTGTTAAGTCCTAGTGCATCTCTTAAAAAACCTTTTGCCTTCTTTAGTACAACACCTGTACCAGTTGTAACTATGGCACCCTTGACTGCTTCTCTATTGATTATTGACATATAAATATCCTTGTAATATTAATTATTTATATAGAAATGAGAAGATAATGGCATATAGTGGTCGCTTTAAACCCTCCAATCCATACAAATATAAAGGCAATACTAATAACATTGTATATCGTTCTTTGTGGGAGCTTAAACTTATGAAATACTGCGACTTAACAAAAGCTGTTGTTGAATGGGGTAGTGAAGAGATATCGATACCTTATTACTCACCAATAGATGGTCGTATGCATAGATATTTCCCTGACTTCTATATGAAGGTTAAACAGAAAGATAAGTCACTTAAAAAATTTATTGTAGAAGTTAAACCTAAAAAGGATTTAAAACCACCTCCAACTAATCCTAAGAGACGTACAAAGCAATGGTTTGGAAAATGTAAAACATATATCGTCAACAAGGCAAAATTTAAGTATGCAGCGGAATACTGTCAACTAAATGATCTAGAGTTTAAAATCCTTACCGAAGATCATCTACAACCCCGTTATAAATAATAGATATGGCACAAAGTAAGTACATAGAAGCCGTCAAAAAGGCCGCAGCTGGGAAACCTAAATCTACTGATTGGTTTAGAAGAAAGATCAAAGAATTTGGTACTCCAACTCAAACTCAATTGATGAGAGATGGTAAGATTACTGCTAGACCAAACTTTGGTAGATTGAATATGTTTGTATATGACCCAAAGTTAAAAAAGGAACTACCATATTATGATACTTTTCCTTTGGTGCTTCCTATTGACACATTTAAAGGTGGGTTTCTAGGAATTAATTTACATTATTTACCTATCAATCTTAGAATAAGATTATTAGATAGATTGGTTGATGAAACTAACAACAATAAATTTGATGCAACTACAAAAATTGTAGCTGATTATCAAAAACTAAAAAAAGTTAGATTGATTAAACCTGCACTAAAAAAATATTTAGCAGGTAAAGTTCAATCTAAGTTTAGAAGAATTGATGCTGATGAGTTTACTATTGCAGCTTTACTACCTGTTGCAAGATTTAAGAAAGCAAGTATTGCTCAAGTGCATCGAGACAGTAGGGGGATGATATAATGAGAGATAGACATAGACAACTGACTGACTTTCAAAAAAAGTCAACCCGAGAAAAGAAAGAACTATCTTTAAGTAAAAATCTTAAAAAAGAAGTTAACATAGGTGCCAATGGTACACAAAAATATATTATTAAAGAAGGTACCAACAAAGGTAAGGTAATAGGATAATGTCAAGATCAAGTTTGCTAGACGGATTCGCATACGGAGTCATAAATGAAATATTAGCAACATTTAGAACTCAAGATGGTGGGTATGCTAAACCATCTCGTTATGAAGTCATCGTAGGACCACCTGCAAGATATTCTCAACAAACAGGTGCTGGTAATAATAAGAACAAAGATGTAGTAAGAAAGACTTCATTAGAAATGGCTGCCGTTGCGTTTCCTGGTGTGCAATTACAAGCCGAAGAAGATACAAATATTTACGGACCTCCAAGAAAAATAGTTAGAGGTCAAACATTTGCTGAGATAGTTACACAAATTAGATGTAGTCAAGACATGAAAGAGAAAAACTTTATTGATGATTGGATGAGATTAGCTGCACCTAGAACAGACTTCTCTATAGGTTATTATGCTGATTACGTTGGTACATTGCAAATATTTCAGTTAGACAATGAAGATAAGAGAAGATATGGTGTAGAATTAGTTGAGTGTTATCCAATAAACATGGCTGAACAAGCGTTAGATTATTCAACGCAAAATGCAATACAATTTTTAAATGTTACATGGGCATATAGATATTGGAAAAACTTAACAGATGAAGCGGAATTACCAAAACCATTGCTAAATAGAATTGGCGATGTGTTTGTTAATACAGTAGAGAGAAACATAAGAAGTCGACTCCCTGCTGTTTTACGAAAATTATAATTAATAAGGAGCGATAAT